ATCCACACAGGTGCGTCTGTCGCAGAAGAAGAGCAGATAAAAGTGCCGACTCTGAGCAAAGCCTTGAATGATGAGTGGCTCAACAGCAATGCTGACCAAGTTTTCTCAACCGCAGTCACCTGGTCACTTTGCTACAACACAACTTTTGTCAAACTTGTCATCAATAACGGCATCCACCCATACATGGTAGAACCCGCCTGTATAGGCGTGTTGCGTGAAGACAGTGCTTACACCGACAGACAAGAAGCCCTTGTCCACTCTTACTACATCACCAAGTCAGAATTGTTTGACAGGCTCTACTCTCATCCTGATAGAGATGCCATCGTCAAGCGGGTCATGTCTTCTCAACATGAACGTACAGAAATTGCCAACGGCATCCAACGTATTATTTTGTCGCAGACCAACCCGACCATGTACGGTACGGTCAACCTTGACCTGTCTGGAAACCCTACCTACAAAGCGCAAGTCTCAGAAGACACCATTGAGATGATTGAACTGTGGGTATGGAATGATGAAATAAAAGATTACCAAGTAGTTACAAAAGCAGACCCCAATGTCATCATCTATGACCGAACAGGCGAGTCTATGTTCTTAAAAGGTGAACTGCCTTTTATCCAAATATGTCCCAATCCACTTTACGATTACTACTGGGGTAGCTCAGAGGTTCAGCGTCTGATTTACTTGCAACAGCTACGCAACAAACGCATGACTGAAATCCTTGACCTGCTCTCAAAACAGGTTTCTCCACCTACCGCCCTTATTGGCTTTACGGGCATTTTGGATGAAAAGAATTTTGCACTCAACCGTGCAGGTGGCTTGTTAGCAACCGACATGCCAAACGCCAAAGTAGAGAAGTTAGCACCCACTATTCCTCCTGATTTATTCCGAGAAATTGGTGAAGTTGACCTGATGTTTGAGGAAGCCTCTGGCATTGTTTCTGTCTTGCAAGGCCGTGGTGAAGCGGGTGTGCGCTCTTCAGGACATGCCTCACAACTTGCCCGTCTAGGTTCAAGCAGAGCCAAGAAACGTGCGCTTGTCATTGAGGACAGCTTAGAGAAGATGGCAACCTTGTATCTCAAGTGTATGCAGGTCTACGACAACACCCACTACACAGACGCACAAGGACGCAAGTTCATTGCCGAACAGTTCACAAAAGACTTTGTGGTGAAAGTAGACGCTCACTCTAATTCACCCATCTTCATGGAAGACAGCCGCAAGATGGCGTTTGAGTTGTTCCAAGCTGGCGTGATTGACAAAGAGTCCTTGCTTGACATGATTGAGCCTCCAATGAAACAATTGTTGCTAGAAAGACTCAGAAAAGCAGAGGAAAAGCAAGCTGCTCAACAAGCTATGGAGCAACAAGCGCAGCAAATGCAACCTCCAAAGGCAGAAGGTAAACCAGACTTAAAAAAGGTGGGATGATGGCTCCAAACAATACTGGCATGACACAACCTACGGCAGACCAACCAAGGGTTGACACCGCTTCTTTGAAAAGAAACGAAGCGAGTCCTAACTTGACTTTGCGTCAAACTGGGTATAAAACCTCATACGGAAGGAGTCAAAGGGATTCCAACCGCAAACAATATGGGAGTTCAAGATGAATATGAAACCAAAAAGCGGTCGTAAGTGCCGCCGTTAATCAGGATTGCGTTAGAAATGGGTGTGGCTGCTTCCCCTTTGAGGTGGCCTTGTAAAAAGGAAATGTCATGATGTACGGAAAAGCAAAAATGGTTCCAAAAATGGCTCGTATGGGACGCAAAGCCCGTAAAGGTCGCAAGTAATGTCTACAGAGGGTTGGGGCAGATTTGAATAAAAGGCAACTCGCCTTTCAAGAACATGGACTCGCCTGTACGGTCATAGATGATGACGTTGGGGTCAGCCTTTGTAACCACCTGATAGTCTTTAGTCTCATCATTCCAGACCCAAAGCTCAATCATTTCAATTGTGCCTTCAGAGACTTGGGCTTTATAGGTGGGGTTGCCAGACAGGTCTAAGTTGACGTTACCGTACATGGACGGGTTGGTTTGAGAGAGGATGATGCGTTGGATGCCGTTGGCAATCTCTGTGCGCTCATGCTCAGTAGACATGACTCGCTTGACAATGCTGTCTCTTTGGGGGTGACTGTAGAGCCTGTCAAATAACTCCGACTTGGTGATGTAGTAGGAGTGGACTAAGGCTTCTTGTCTGTCAGTGTAGGCACTGTCTTCACGCAACACGCCTATACAGGCGGGTTCTACCATGTAGGGGTGGATGCCGTTGTTGATGACCAGTTTGACAAAGGTGGAGTTATAGCAAAGTGACCAAGTAACTGCGGTTGAGAACACTTGGTCGGCATTGCTGTTAAGCCACTCATCGTTGAGTGCTTTGCTCAGTGTAGGAACTTTGATTTGTTCCTCATCTGCAACAGACGCACCTGTGTGGATAGAGAACTTGGTGGTTTCTGCTGAGTACAGGAACGAGGTAAGTTGGTCAATGTGCGGGTAGATTTTGTTGTAGATGGCGGGAACGTCATCAGGCGCATTGCCAAACAGGTAGTAAGAACGCAAAGAAGAGTAGTCAACCTTGCGTTGCTCACGACTGACAAGGCACTTTTCAATGAGGTCTAAATAAAACTGTTCTCTGGCTACGGGTTCTTTAGGGATTCTCATTTTCTCACCTGTAAGTTTTCGTGGTCATTCATTACCACACTCGCACGGGGGCCTTGCAAGTCACCCGCTGCTTTGGGGTTAATTCCCACGGATTCTCCAGCAACAGACTTAAATTGTCCACCCATGACAGATTTCATGTTGATATTGCCGCCTCCACCCCAGATAACGGAGTCACCAGGGCGGGTTTGTCTTTGATTATTTGCTTGAATTGCGTCTGTAGCCTCGGCAAACTGCTTGTCAGTGAGCTTATTCTTGCGTTTCATGTAGCCAGTCTGGTGTTCGCCCTCTTTTGTGGACTTAATGTCCGTCATGTCGTACTCAATAGCCAATTGCTTCAAATTATTGTCGGTTGCAGAGGTTTTTGCCGACCTTGTGCCTACAGGCTTCAAGTGAACGACAGATAGCTCACCTTTGCAGTGTTTCATGGGGCATGTAGGCTCCCATGCCTCAAAAATACCGTGGTTTGTGCAGTAATAGTCTCTCAAAATTGCCATTTTTACCCCCTAAGTGCTTCGTCAAGTGAAATTTCGCTGTAATCGTGCCTGTTTGCCATCCCAACTTTGATTTTTATGCCATCTGAGGTCACTTGCAGACCCATTTTTGGCTTAAAAACGGGTTGAGATGTCTTTCTGTAGTCCACATAGCGGGTGTTATCTATGCGTTTCATAATCTTTACGTTACCCGCTTTCCACTGTTGGTAGGCTTTACTGACCCGTTTTTGCACGTTTTCTGTCAGTGGTTCTTTGTTGTAGATGAATACATCATAGAAATGACCATGACTTATCCCTGCAAGTTCGGCAAAAAGGGCTATAGAGATGCCTCTATCCTTGTCAGCATTGAATCTTTGCATGTGTTTTGTAAGTTCACGCTTGGATAACGGGGGCATATCTGTACTCCACTGTGTAACCTTGGGTCTGTAACCACAACATAAACTGGACTTCCCCATATGCTTTTGTCGGGTCAGAGGGGACAACGATGTGGTTATTTGTTGTTAGCTTCCTAGACTGGGCATGGTGGCCTAGCAAACTTGAGAAATCAAACCCTTCTTCGTGAAAGTTGTTGCCGACATACTCAATACTGAAGTGTTTGGCAATGTCGATAGGGCAATACTTGTAGCCGTAGCTCTGTAGTACAGGCTTTAGGATGACAGATAACTGTGCATCTTCATTCCACCCATGTATCTCATTGCTGTTCAAGTGCACGATGCCATGCTTGTTACAGGCTTCTAGGAAACGCTTGCTTCTCAGGGAAAACCCACCATTCTGTACAACGCTTACAGGCTCTGTAGCCTGTGTCCACTGAAAGTTTAGGTACAGAGTACCGTTACCAAAAGCGCAGTGTGAGGGTGCGCCTATGTAATCGTAGTCATAGTATTCAGGCTTGAAGTTCTTGCCGTTAAGCACCCACCCATCGTCTTGGACAATGAGGCAGTAGTCTGTTTCTATGTAGGAA